GTGTTGGGATTAATAACAGTTACAGTGTGTGACAACTTAGGCATAGTTTCAAAGAATTTTTCAATATCTTTAAATTGATTAGAATTTAAAGACTCAATAAATTGTGATAATTCTTTCTTCGTGCAATCCTCCGCAGTCCATGATTCCTCTTCGGAATAAACCTGTTCGATACATGATGAAATTAAATCGAAAGTATCATCAACAGATACATCTGCAGCACTAGAAAAATTGTTTTTTACAAATTCATCCAAAGATGGATATCTCATTCTAAGAGTATATTGATCGTCAAGTTTAATGTCCTTTGAATGTTCATCATCAATAATAACTTTTATTTCGTCAATATTGATTGATGTAGGAACTTGTGTTTTCCCATCATCTGGGCAAGTAACCATAACTTCAATTTTCTCACCAACAGATTTTCCACGAATATTTAAAAACAAATATTCAATATCAAAAGTTGATAATTTTTGGACTTTTATTCCTCTTGACAATATACAAGACGCTAAAACATCTTTTACTGCATTTGCAACGGTAGTAGTATCTTGACTCTCCATTGCTAAAATAAGGACTTTCTCTTCTTTTACAAGAAAAGGTCTATACTTAACTTTTTTGTTTGACGAAGGTAACACCAACTCATAAGTTGGGGTTGCAATTTTTGGTAAAGGCATAATATTCTAAGCACTTCAATGTGATTATTTATAGTGGTTTTTTAAACTTTAAATGTATTAGATGATCCAGAACCTAAACTCTTACCCGATAAAGTTGTGACATTTCGACTAGAAGTTTTACCACTTGCTGTAATATATGGTGCGTTACTATTCAATAGTCTATCTGATTTATATACTTCTGACAAGGTTGTTTGATATTCATCACCTGTAGCATCTTTTCTATTAAATTCACTTATTCTGGTTGAAATATTATTGAAAGCTCTGCCTAAGTCTCTTGATAATGATGATGATTCACCACAAATATATCTGTCAAAACTAAATTGAGCAGTTGCCTTTAATACTTGTGAATTATTATAAGATACTTTTGTTGAACTTAATGATAATGGAAATAATCCTACAAATCTATATTCTAAAAATTGAAAGTAGTTTTTCTCGAACTTAACTATACGAGTATCATTTGATTTGTAATCATCTGGATAAGTTAATTTAAAATGATAAGAGTCAGATGAAGAATCAGTCGTGCTTCTACCAGTGATATATTCCATCCAATGCTCTAAAAATTTTAATGATTTATATTCATTATCTACATAAAATTCTAATGATATTTGTGTAAAATTTCTTGTGTGAGCAAATCTTTCAATCATACCTTGATAATCACCAGCAGTATTAAATGAAGCTAAAGCACTGCCTGGTAATACAGCATCATAACAAAGCAAACCAACATCATCAATGATAAATCGATCATTGATACCTTTCTTTCTCATGTGTGATTTAAGACCACCACTATTTGGCACATCAAATTTAACTAGGAAATTTGATGTTTGTGCTACATTCTGTATTGTTGGTAATATGTCTGATATACTTCTTGGTCTTGGTGCTGGCACTCTAAATAGTAATTATAGTATAGTTATTTAGATGGCTTATAGGGGAAAATACTATCCATCCTTTCCCAGAAAGTATAAAGGTGATCCTACTAATATAATTTACAGGTCACTCTGGGAAAGAAAGTTTATGGTGTATTGTGATAAAAACACTAAAATACTTGAGTGGGGAAGTGAAGAGATTGCTCTTCCATATATCTCACCTCACGATAGTCGTGTTCACCGTTACTTCCCTGACTTCTATATAAAAGTGCAAGAGAATACAGGTAAAATAAAAAGATACCTGATTGAAGTAAAACCACTTAAACAAACTGTCAGACCAAAAAAACCAAAAAGACAAACAAAAGGTTACATACGTGAAGCATTTGAATATGCAAGAAATCAGGCAAAATGGAAAGCAGCAAGAGAATACTGTGCTGACCGAATGTGGGAGTTTAAAGTAATTACAGAAAAAGAGTTAGATATATGAGTCGAATAGATCCTATAATGAAAAAATTTATCGGTAATGAAAGTGCTGATGATTTAGCAACAGATATACTCGAAGTGTTAACTGAAGGGAGTAATGTTCCAGAGGCAGGTAATTTTTATGTATTTGTATATCAAGCAAAAACACCTGGCATCGCTTATGATTCACATCCACTTGTTGCAGTGACTGATGTTTTTTCTTGGGGTTTCAAAGGATTGAACTATCATTGGGGTGAAATGAGAAATTATACGTTTCCAGAAGTAGTTGGTGGATTGTATCAAGTAGATGAAATGGAACTCAGAGACTTAAGAACTTTACCTTTTGTCAAAATCCTACTAAATAGTTAAAAAATAAGGTCGATAATGAACGCAGGTAACGCAAGTGGTTACACAAAAGAACAAATAGCAGGGATGAAAGATCCTAGCTCAATACCTCTAGCTGGTGGTCTTCGTCAAAATAAAAGATTTAGCACACGATCTATTAGAGATAGTGGAAAATTTTTAAGCTACCCCATAAAAGCAGGTCCTAATGAAAATATAGGAGATAGATTAAGAATCAAATGTGTTGAATATGTTACACCAACACTCGGTGGTGACAGTGAAGATGCCATAGGTGTAGCTAATTTGGGATCTGTTAATGATAAAAATCAATTTGTAGCTAATCAAAATATAAAAAAAAGTAGCGATATTGCACAAAACTTCGGATTAACTGCTGATAAAAGAACTCGTGAAAATCAAAAAATATTATATACAGTTGAATTACCTATTCCACAAGATATAAACGATTCAACATCAGTTACTTGGGGTGAAGATACTCTTAATATGTTTCAATTAGCAGGTTTAGCGATTGGTAAAAAATTCATTGATAGTCCTGCAAATTTAGCAGCTGAAGCATTAGATGTATTTACGGGTAAAGTTAACATACCTGGTATAGATCCACAAACACAAGAAGCATTTAAAGTCGCAATAAGTGGTCGTGCTATCAATGCACTTGGTGCGAATGTTAATCCTAGAAATATTGTATCAAGGGCGACAGGTCAAGTTTTAAATTCAAATCTAGAATTACTATTTCAAGGTGTTAATTTAAGATCATTTCCATTTAGTATAACTTTTTCACCAAGAAGTAGTGATGAAGGTCAGAGAGTAAAGGATATAATAAACAAATTCAAAAGATCAATGTCTGCAAAGGCAGGTGCGTTTGACGGTGGATATGCAGAAGGTATAATGATTAAAGCTCCTGATGTTTTCCTTTTAGAATATATTGATGGAAATACTGGTAAAAAACATAAATTTTTAAATTCATTCAAAACTTGTGCATTGACAAGCATTAATGTTAATTACACAAACGCAGGAACATATGCCACTTATCTTGATGGAACACCAGTTAATATAAGAATGGATATGACATTTCAAGAACTCGCACCAGTTTATGCCGAAGATTACGATCAACCTGATGCAGGAGAAGGAGTAGGATACTAATGGGATATTTTAGAGAACTTCCAAATATTGCTTATCAATCACCATTATCTCACAAAAATTCGTCAAGAGATTATATTGTTATAAAAAATATTTTTCGTCGTTCAAAATTATTTAATTACTTGGATGATAATGTCACTTTCTTTAACAAGTATGTGATTGGAGATGGTTCTCGACCAGATTTAATTGCAGAAGAATTATATGGTGATCCAAAACTTGATTATGTTGTTATTTTAGTTGCAGGTATTACAAAAATAAATCACGAATGGCCATTACAGGATTATCAAGTCTATGATTATGCTTTACAAAAGTATGGTTCAGAAACAGAACTGAATGAGAATCATCATTTTGAAACATTTGAAATTAAAGATGATAAGGGAAGACAAATATTACCACCAAATCTTATAGTGGATGATGAATTTAAAATTGATGGAACATCATCAAAATATAATACAACTTATACATTAATATCTCAAGCAGGTAATACTCAATTAGATGATAAAGATGAATTTACTGTGAAAACGGATAACATAGCTCGTGCAGTAACTAATTTAGAATATGAACATACTGAAAATGAAAAAAAGAGAGAAATTGACGTTTTAAGAGAAAGTTATCTTCAAATGTTTATTAATGATTTAAGAGACGTAGTTAGATATGATAAGAGTTCAAGTTACATAACATCTAGTTTGGCAGCAACAGAAAATACAAACGTTGTTAATCCATAAAAAAAGGAGTCCGAAGACTCCTACTTAAATATTAGATTAATCCAAGCTGCTATTACTAAGAGAGTAAGGCAGATTTGATTATATTTCATTATTCCTCTGCGAGTTTAGCAAAGTAAGATAATGCGTCATCCTCTTCTTCTGCAACTGCAGGAGTAGATTTTGAAACAGCAGCAGTTACTAACTCTTCTGCTTCTCCACGATCAGTATCTTCTTCTTCAAACACTGGTGCAGCAGATTTCTTATTTCCAAGAACATAATCTAGACGAGTCTTTAACTCATCATATGTCTTAAACTGATCTGGTGCAACAATCTCAGCAAGTGAGAACTGTTTCTTCCAGAGTGATTCCATTGCA